AGAAATAAAAAAGTGGCGTAAAGCAGATCCTGAAGGAGAAAAGAAAACAAATTCTGGTTTTGGTTGGCATAGTAAAACGAATATGAATGAGAGAAAAGAATATAAACCTCTTATAGATGAACTATTTCAAATGGCATACGAATGTAATAAAGATTATGGTATATCAGGTAAACTAGGATTGGGTAATATGTGGGCTAATATTAATCCTACGTATAGCTATAACAAAACACATACACATCCTAACTCCATGTGGTCAGGTGTATATTATATTAAAGTGCCAAAAAACTCTGGTAAATTATTTTTAGAAGATCCTAGACCAGGACCAAATACACACATGCCTATTAGAGAACCAAACTTACCGGAGCAGTTATGGAGAGTCTGTGCTTACGAACCATTAGAGGGACGTATGATCTTTTTTCCGTCTTGGCTTCCCCATGGTGTAGATATAAATATGAATACTGACAAAGGTGAAAAAAACTGGAGAATATCTGTATCTTATAATTTTATACAAATATGAGTTTTAAAAAAAACAAATATCAAGTTATACGTGGTGCTATATCTAAAGAAGTAGCAGACATAGCTTATAGGTATTTACAGATATCAGCAGAGGCAGATCACTGGATGTTAAACAATGGTGTAACTCATGCAGGCAATAAACTTGTAGGTAATTTTAATGACAAACAAGTTCCTAACTCTTACGCTAAGTATGGTGATAGATTAATGGAAACATTACTAGTTAAAACTATAGCTGTGATGCAAAAAAAGACAGGACTTAAACTGGTGCCAACATACTCATACACAAGGCTTTATAGAAAAGGTAATATCTTACAAAGACACAAAGATAGACCAAGCTGTGAGATATCGA